GTACTACCTTACAAACCAAAGTATTACAGTTTTTTCCGAAAAAAAATCATTTGAGCTATACTTGTTTTCGGACGATATACGTAAATTTGGACTCATTAAAGCAATGAATGAACGCCAAAAAGATCTAGACAGCTAAATTCCTAGTTGACACATTTCCTAAGTGGTGCTATAATACATACATAGCGCAACACATTATCACTTGTAACACACTTTTTAAAGGAAATAAAATGGCAGAAATTCTTAGCCGCACCGTTGGACCTAATGGAGCGAAACGTTCTTTGCGTAAAGCATTTAAAAACAAGCGTCCAATTTTCCTCTGGGGTCCTCCCGGAATTGGTAAGTCAGATATTATCAAACAACTCGGTGACGAGCTAGAAGCTCATGTTATTGACGTTCGTCTTTCACTGTGGGAACCTACTGATATTAAAGGTATTCCATACTTTGACTCAAACACAAGTAAAATGGTTTGGGCTCCTCCTAGCGAATTGCCCGATGAGGCACTGGCTAGCCAATACAAAACTATTGTATTGTTCATGGATGAAATGAACTCTGCGGCTCCTAGCGTACAGGCGGCGGCATATCAGCTTATTTTGAATCGCCGTGTAGGCACTTATAAATTGCCTGATAATGTTGTAATGGTTGCGGCTGGTAATCGCGAAAGCGACAAGGGTGTTACTTATCGTATGCCTGCTCCGTTGGCTAACCGTTTCGTTCACTTGGAAATGGCTATTGATTGGGATGACTGGCAAGATTGGGCTGTAGAAAATCGTATCCATAAAGATGTTGTTGGTTTCCTAACATTCTCTAAAAAGGACTTGTATGACTTCGATCCTAAATCGGCAAGCCGTGCGTTTGCTACTCCTCGTTCATGGTCATTCGTTAGCGAGTTGCTTATTGACGATGACTGCGATGAGTCTACTCTTACTGACCTAACTTCAGGTGCGGTTGGCGAAGGTCTTGCTGTTAAGTTTATGGCACACCGTAAACATGCAAGTAAAATGCCTAACCCTACTGATATTTTGAGCGGTAAAGTTAAGAAAATGGAATCTAAAGAGATTTCTGCACAGTACTCTTTGGTTGTATCATTGTGCTACGAGCTCAAAGATGCTTGCGATAAAAATGTCAAAAATTGGAACGGCCAAGTTAATAATTTCTTCCAATTTATGATGGATAATTTTGAAACTGAACTTGTTATTATGGGCACTAAACTTGCTCTAAGCACTTACAAGTTGCCGTTGGATCCGGACGAAATTGCATGTTTCGACGACTTCCATGCAAAATTTGGTAAGTATATTGCAGCAGCTACCGAGAAGTAATAAGTTGACAGGACCTTCGGGTCCTGTTATAATATATACATACTGAAACATTAGGAGCAGAGATGGCACACGCAGACCCAATTATCGACAAAATTATCGTAGCACGAGTAGGCTTGCTACTCCGTCATCCGTTTTTTGGAAATCTTGCTACGCGAATGGGAATTAAAGAGGCAGACGACTGGCTTCCTACTGCCGCAACAGACGGGCGTAACATTTATTTCAATCGCGAATTCTTTACACCACTTACTGTTAAACAAGTAGAGTTTGTCATTGCTCACGAAATCTTACACGCCGTTTTTGATCATATGAGCCGACGTGAGGGCCGCGATCCAAAAGTTTTTAACATTGCATGTGACTATGCTGTAAACGGACAAATTGTTCGAGACCGTATTGGCGATTATAACTTGCCTGACATTAAAATCTTTCATGATCCTAAATACTACGGCTGGTCAGCTGAACAAGTATATGATGAAATTTACGAAAAGTATGACGAAGAACAATTGGCTGCGTTGGGTCAAATGTTGGACGAACACTTGGATCCAGAAAATGGCGGTGGCAACGGGCAACCTAAATATACTAAAGAACAGCTAAAAGAAATTCGTGATGAGATGCGCGAAGCAGTAATGCAAGCCGCACAAGCTGCGGGTGCAGGAAATGTACCTGCAAGCATCCAACGTATGATTAAGGAACTTACCGAACCTAAAATGAATTGGCGTGAAATTTTACGTCAACAAATTCAAAGTACTATTAAGAACGACTATAGCTTTATGCGTCCTAATCGCAAAGGCTGGCACATGAACGCAATTCTTCCAGGCACACAATTTGAAGATACTATTGACATTTGTATTAGTATTGACATGTCTGGTTCAATCGGTGATGAACAAGCCAAAGACTTTATGAGTGAAATCAAAGGCATTATGGAAGAATACAAAGAATTCCGTATTAAAATTTGGTGCTTTGATACATCTGTATATAACGAAGCCGACTTTGATGGTTATACTATGGATTCGTTTATGGAATACGAACCAATGGGCGGTGGTGGTACTGACTTTGAAGCCAACTGGGAATACATGAAAGCTAATGATATTCAACCTAAAAAGTTTATCATGTTTACAGACGGTTACCCGTACGGCTCGTGGGGTGACGAGTTGTACTGCGATACAGTATTCATCATTCACGGAAATAACACTATTGTTCCTCCTTGGGGCGAGTATGCATATTACGAAGCACTAACTGAGACTGCATAATGGCTTTAAAAAATGGTAAACCCAACCCTCTTAATTATTTTAACCTAAGACGGGTTGAGTTTGCAGCACCACATTTTAAATACACTACAGTTGATAAGTATAATCCAAGTTTATTAAAGAATTTGGATAACTGGATTAAACAACATCTAAATAGTCGATATTATATTGGACAAGGGTTAGATCTTGATAATACCAACACTATTGTATATACAACACGTATTGGCTTTGAAAGCGAAAAAGAACTTAGTTTCTTCACGATTGCCTGTCCTTTAATTCAAACGAGATAATTATATTTGTACTTTATAAGGAGATACCATGACTGATCAAGTGGAAAAACAAGAAGCGGTGCAAGCAACAGACACACCTAAAGCAGATGCGAACGAATTAACTATTAACGATCTTAACGCAATGAAGGTTATTATTGATATTGCTAGTTCACGCGGTGCATTTAAACCAAATGAAATGGTTGCAGTAGGACAAACATATACAAAATTAAGCACGTTTTTAGATACTGTAAGTAAACAAGCAGAATCCCAAAAAACTGGTGCAACAGGAGCATAATTATGCAAAATTTAAAACATGTAGGTAGAATTAAAGATACAGGTAAAAAAGTACTTGTGGCTTTTAGAACCCTACCAGGCGACGCTTATAGTTGCCTAGTTGTACCAACAGAAAATTTACCCGACGAGTATCATAATGCAATTATTAACTTGGTCGAAAGTCCAGCAGCTCAGCAAGCCTATGAATTTGCTGAAGCATTGGATCGTACACAATTTCCAGACGGAAGCCGTATGTTGCCGTTTTTACATGGTAATGGTCGTCTAGTAAAAGTAAGTACTGCTCAAGTAGAAATGACTCCAGTTATTGGTGCGTCAGTTATGCTGTCTGAACTCAATCAACTAATTGCTGAACAACGCGGTATTGCAGTAGACGACTTACATATTAAACCTGATAGCAATGATGTTGCTAAAGAAATTGCATCAGCTAAAGAACTTACAGATAACAATACAGACGCTGGAAAAACTACTTCACAAAGTGTAAACGAAACTGCTCAACCCACTTCGTTTGATAATGCAGAAGCTGAAGCAAAGCACTATCGTAGTCAAGCGGATAAGTTAGCTAAACAAGCTGCTGAATTCCGTAGAAAAGCTGAGGAGTTGGTTCCGACCAAAAAACCGAAGTGATTGACCAGGGAAGAAGGCTTCCCAAAGATGTCGTCGAATGTTGGCCAGAAGTGTTTGGAGAGGTAAAACTAAATGTGCTACCTTTACGGTATCTCCATGCTGTTGTTATCACATTTAAAGACGGTAAGATTTGGGAAGTAAAAATAACAAAAGATGATCACACAAAAGGATGGAGTGCCTTTGAAAGATCAATCTCAGAACTTTATAAAACTTACGAAAGTCGAATTGATAATGTTGACTTTCGATTAGATACTGAAAAAATTCGAAAAGATATAGAAAAAATTACACAACGTTTTTTAAAGAAAAGAAAATTATAAATGAATGTTAAACTTTTATCATATAGTCAACCAACAGGCGAATTTAGAGACATGGGCATTGCAGATGCACAGGAACTCATTGCGTATTGCGCCCGTGTGTCAAACCCTAGCAATCAACTTAACACAGAGACGTCAGACAAACTTATTAGATATTTGGTCAAACACCAACATTGGTCACCACTTGAAATGGTCTCCGCTTGTATTGAAATTACCACAACTAGAGATATTGCCCGACAAATCCTGCGACATAGATCCTTTAGCTTTCAGGAATTTAGTCAACGATATGCGGACCCTACTAAAGACCTTAATTTTGTCACGAGAGAAGCAAGACTCCAAGATCCAAAAAATAGACAGAACAGCGTCGAAGTCGATGATCAATTGCTACAAAATGAATGGTACAGAGCACAGCAACGAGTTATCTACGCCGCTAAACGAGAATACGAATGGGCTATTGCTAATGGCATAGCTAAAGAACAAGCTCGGGCAGTACTGCCAGAGGGGCTTATCGAAAGTCGTTTATATATGAATGGTACACTACGTAGCTGGATTCACTTTATCGAATTGCGTAGTGCTAATGGTACACAAAAAGAACACCAAGAAGTTGCCATTGCCTGTGCTAAAGTGATAGCTGAGATTTTTCCGCTAGCCAGCGAACTTCTAGCCAATTAAAATCATTTATCTTGTCTAATGCCTCTTTATTAGAGGCATTTTTTTCTCCGTACGCTCGTCCAGCGAGTGCGCCTGAATAGGCATAAAAGCCATACGGAGCATCATCATTTAATGTACACCATACACTTAATCTGGATAATGCTTCTGCATTTCCGTTTACTACAAGTTTGCAACATTCTCTAAAAGCACTGCGCCAAGTGCTAAATGGATCTGTGTTAAATGCTGTGATATTACTAACTTCTTCCATGGCTTTGAATCTAGTACTAATGTTCATAGTCATGTCAGTGCTAGTAATATCCATATCAATAGTTAATTTTTTTGGCAATAATTTAACACCACCGTAGCCATATTCTAATCCGTTTATAGGATTACGACTGCGCCATACATGTACAATATCGTGTTCTTCTTTTGTTACTTCGTAATTAAAATTAAATGTATCCAGTACAATAGCATCAGCATCTACTACCCAAAACATAGGACTAAAACTACGTTTAGCTGCGGCAATATGAGCTTGGTGTATACCCGTAACACCACTAACGTGTTTTGCTAAAGGAAAACGTTCTTTTAGTCTAGAAAAATTTTCAATGGCAGTTGGTTCGTTATAGGAAATGAAAATGATATCAAACACGACTTCGAATTATCCTTGGAGTATTACTATATACAGATTTAAAGAAACGACTGCCAGAAGCATCTAAATTTGCAATTTCAATTTTACATTTTTCTCTAAGTTCGTTGCCGTAAAAATTGATTTGTTTTGTTTTTGCTTCATCTGGCGCTGTTTCATAATGTTCATTCCAATAATTCGTTAACCACTCAAAATCACGTACATTAGCATAATTCCAATCTGTACAATTAGTTAATGCAGCTCCTTCTCTGGCTCCTAATATACTGTAAATTCCATTTTCAACATCTGCTCCAACACTGCACCAAATTAATAAACGATGATAGTTTTGCCACCATACTTTTCTAAGATCACCAATTTTGGCGCCCTGATCCAATGACATCTTTACACCTTCACGGAATCCTGCTCGCCATGCTTGGAATGGAGTTTCGTTAGTGAAACTTTCACTGTAGTTTTCATTAAACTGATAATACTTGTCGTCAAAACAAAACTCAACTAAACCTTTAGCATCGTTAGGATCTGAGTTTTCGTGTGTACGCATATTGTTTACAAATTTGCGTGTCCATAGTTTGAGGCCGCCGTTACCATACATAAGTCCATTAACATGTACCTTGCCACACCAACTGAACACATAATCCGGAGTTAATCCTAACTTTTCTATATCTATTTCTACTTCAAGAAATTTTGGATCAACAATATTATCAGCATCTACTGTAACGAAGTATTCAGTATCGCTTAATTTAGCACAGGCTTTGTGTGCAGCATCGCTACCCTTAACTCCATGTACACGTTTAGCCCAAGGCACTTTTGTTAATAAATCAGCGTAATTTTTTTCAGCATTTGGTTCATCATAGCTGAGAAATATAATGTCTTGTTCCATTATTTTAATCATGTATAATCCTTAATCCGTAAGATTTAAAAATTAATTTAGAAATTTTATCTATTTTATGTTCAATATTACTTTCAAACGGAAATGATATTGCGTCTGAGGTTATTAAGTCTGCTAAATTAATAAAAATTGTTCTAAGTAAAAAATCAAAATCATTCTCTAAAGTTACAAAAAATACTAACTTTGGAGCAACTACAACATCATAATAATCTTTACTGTTATCAGCTATTTTAAAATCCCAACTTTTTGCTGGGCCATTCCATGTTACTAAGCATTCAACTTTTTCATCAGTTTCTGTTATCCATTCAAATACATTATTTTTAAAAGCATATCCTTGGTCAGTTACAGGTACTATAGCAAGATTTGAAACTCCTGCCTGATCTCGTTTATAACCAACGAGATAATCTTTAAATTTCCAACGTCCTGTTAAAAATCCCTCAACGTCTTCAAGAGGAGTTCTAATAGCATGTTCAAATCGTAGCTCGGGCTCGTTGCCTACAGAAAGAATCTGTCCTGTCTTTTTGTCAAAGTAAACATAATAGTCATTCATTAGTTAACTCTTTTAGTTTTTTTAGAATTTTTTTAGACATAAAAGTTTTTTCAACATAGTGAAATAATTTAGGTTGTTTTATATTTCCTACAACTAAATCTCCTTTAGATGTTAATACAAAAGGAACAGTATCTTGCCAACTATCCACCAACAACGGCCAGCCCTGTATTGCTGATTTCATATGAACAAATTCTAAAGGGCTACACACATCAATTACACTATCATATGCTCCAATTATTTCAATTGCTATAGCAGATGCCAAGTCCATACTTAACCAATTTTGATAACTTACTGGAGCAAATTGTGTATACGCCCATTCCCAGTTATTACATACAAATTCAAGTGCTTTGTAAAATTCCGTTGCCTGGTCTGATTTTTTAAAATAATGTAATGCAAAATACGGATTTGTTAATCCGTTGTCAATAAATGCTCTACGGTGTACAGTATCCTGGGCTATTGTTTCAAGTTTATAATTTTTAATGCGGGAACAAAATTTAATATCATAATGACTACAATAATCCCACCAATCACTAATGTCTTCAAGCATTAACATATCAGCATCAAGAACAATAGTCTCGTCATACGGCGTTATATAATATAATTTCCACCTATGTTCTGATTTATATTTTGAAACAATAGTTTCAGTTATCCAAGGAGTTTCAATTATCTGATCAAACACTAGTCGCTGTTCTTCAGAGACTGTATTATTAGTCATGATAGAAACATTTTTAATTTTAGACTGACTAGCTTTAATACTTAATGCCAATGCATAGGCTTGCTCAACATAGTCACAGTTGTCTGTGTTCTCTGCAAAAATTAAAAAACCTTTAGACATATTTGTTCTCATTAATTACTCTAGTAAGACTAACTTTATTCATAACATGCACATCCATACTTGTTGTTTTAGCAGGTAAGTATTCTCCTAGATGATCCTTTTTTTGAATTAAAAATTTCATAGAAGTATCTTTCATGTCTACTAGTATGTCTCTATCTTCTATATAATTCATAGTTCCTGGCAATTCGATAGCAAAATCGCCATTTATTTTTCCATTCATAATGTGAATAGCAATACTAAACGCAAAATCATTTCTGAAAGTTTCAGCATCAATACTGTATAAAATTCTATAGTATAGCCAATTCTTTCTAATATACGTTACTAAATTAAAAAAGGCTTCGACAACTGGGTCTTTGTCGAATACAAAAACTGTAGCCCAATAAAACGGTATGCTGTATTGATTAATACGTTCATAAGGTGTTGTGTCTTTCCAGCCAGTAAGACTAAAACTACGTTTATAAATTTGAAATGGTGTATCTCGTTCTAGAGCAATTTTAAGTATATCAGAATTTATAATATAGTCGCTGTCAATTACCAGGGTTCTATCATAAGGACTTATATCAAATGCTCGATATCTAGTTACGTTTTTCCATTCAAGTTTCGTACTGGAAATTGAGCCATCATAAAATAATTTATGTGACGACGGCTCGCTTACAATATTAATTATTTTATCAAACGGATGATTAGGATAATTCTTTTCTAACCATTCAATATTATCCGTAACTATGCTTACTGGTATGTTTAAAAATTTTATTATTCGTTGCGCTGAAAATACAGCTAGTTTAGTATAATCAACACCAGTATTATTGTGAGCGAAAATTAATGCACCAACGGTCATAACTCAACCATGTCAGCTAATTTTCTTTTAGATTTAATGTCAGCAAATTTAACAGAGTACTCGTTTAATGCTGTCATATATTTTAATAAAATTTCATCAAAGAATTTTTGCACATCAGCTATAACTACTGGAAATCCATTTGCATCAACAAACGGAACATCGTGTGTATATTCTAGATCTAATACAGTTTTAGTAAAATTAATTAAAATGGTATCGATTTGAAATGTTCCACCGTTTTCATAGTAGACCAATTTTTGTTTAAATTCTTCTAAAATTATTCGCCTTTGATTAGATAAGGTAGCCATGTAATTGGCTACACCAAAGGCCTTTTCTAACTTTTCATCCATAGATAACTCCGTAGTTTATTATATTACACTACTTTAATTATCTTGTCAATAGGTTATGGAAAATTAACTTATAGTAGAAGTGATAGCACTAGGAGCAGGCGTTGATACATTTGATCCAGATGCACGAAGAACATCCACTGTGCTTATCAGTGTACCGTCTACGTTTTCGTCAATACCAAAACCTGGGTCCGGAACGCTAGTCGGTGCGGTAGAATCATCACCAAACTTAATTTCAAAATACAGAACACGCCTATCACTGGTACTGTTTACCCTTGCATAAATGTAGTACTTATTTGGAGCATAGGCACCTGCAGGCGCTAATTTTTCAAAAATTAGATTGTTTGTTGTTGTAAGATCATAAAAACCTAAACTACTAGTAGTACCGGTTCCAGTACAAGTTGTTTGAGTATGATTCATAGAAATTGTACCCATACTTGACAACATAGCAGTCCATGTAGAATTTTTTAACCCGCTAGATCCGCCTGATCTCTCAGCAGTAAATTGGAACTGGCCGCCACTATTAAAAAAGTATCTAGCTTCGTCGGCAGTTGTCCATGTAATAGACACATCTTGTTGGATTGTTCCGTTCCACGCGGTATTTCTAATTTGAGGAGTAACTAAGTTTGATACACTGAATTGTCCAACTGGCGGAGGAGAAACTAGAAAATTAGTATCGGCATCATTTGCCATCCCTAAGTATGCTGCTCGCCAAGTGTCTCTAACTTGTTTAGCAGTTGTTGGAATTGGAAGGTCCGAACCAGCAACATATCCTGAATCTTCAGGAGCTCGTGTACCCAATGCTACACCAGTCTGATGTTGTCGACAACGAGCAATATCTGTTCTTAAATTAGACCACTGAGCAACTGTAATCAAGGACGATGTGCCTACTTGACTACTAGCAATTGTTTGTCCATAACCCTTTGTGCCGGATCCTGATCCTAAAACTAAAGCAATTTTTGATTGAATTACATTATAATCATTTGCTATAATTAATGTATTTTGTCCAGCCATTATATATCCTTTTTAAATTCTCAGATTATTTATACATTAAAGTATAACACATTCTACTAGTTTGACACCAACTTCATCGTTTGTTGATAATGCAATAGCAAACACATCAGCACTATTTCCCATGGCTGCTTGAGCTGTTCCATTTGGGCCTGCAACCAAACGTTGTCCTTTAATTACAGAACCTGTAACTTTAACTGGTACTCGACCTTTGAGTGCTACTGGTGTTCCACCTTCTAATTCAAAATTCATCAAGTAAGCTGGTTTTTCAGACACTGCACCAAGTGCTCTAAATCCAACTTGTCCTGCTGTAACTTCTTTTTCTCCGCCAACCATTAGAACTGTACCAACTTCGTATTCTGCATCAGCAAGATATTTTTCTGCCAAGTCAGCGTAGTTTGCGGCCGTTGCTGTTCCAACAAACCAAGTTGCTTTTAAAGCGCCTGGAGTAATACTTACTCCGTTAATAATTTCTGTTGATCCTGTACGTACAGCAATTGTACCTGATGTTGCGCTGGCACTTGCTGTTCTGTAGTCGTCTGCAGCAACATACAACGCATCTGAACGGGTGGATGTTCCTGCAAATGTTACAGCATTAACTGTCTTGAATCTTAAAGATCCAGAACCTAAATCTGATTGGTTATCTGCACCTGGTAATACGTCCGATCCTACTAGTGTAAGTGGAGTTTTTGTTGCTGCGCCAACTGTTGTTTTAAATACGATTGTATCGTTTAATTGATTTTCAATGACAGGAACAGTTGCTATTCCAGAAGTAATATTATACACACGTAATCTTGGTGTGTCGCCTACTGTAAATCCTGCATCGCTAAATGAAACTAAACTGTTAAAAACAGCACTACCTTTTTGTACAAAACTAGATGCTAATGCGCCACCTAATCTGTCTGAATCAGTAGCTGTTCCCCAGAATCTATGATTACCATTAACAGTTTGTCCTGGTGCTGCATTACTATTTGTATAGGCAAGTGTTATACCTTGCTGTATTTTTGTAAATCCGTTAATTGAACTTGTGGTTGGATCTAATGTAAATTCCGAATCTGCACTTACAACAAATATAGTGTCACCGTCAACTATAGATTCAATAATAGCATGGGTCGCACTTAATGTGTCCCTAACACTTCTTGAGCGCATTTGTGTAGTTTGGCTACCTGCAACACCCTGTGGTCCAACTAAAACATAAGTTGCGCCATCCCAAGTGTATAGTTGCTTATTAATTGAATCCCACCAAAAATCACCCTGGGTCAGCCCTGTTGGAGCACTAGTTCCTAATTCTGCGCCGCCAGTTGTACGAAATTTTGCACCATCATAAAATTTTAATTTGCTATTTCCAGTATCAAACCATAGTTGTCCTGGTAATGGCTTAGGTGGTTGAGTAGTATTGGCAAAATTTTCTAATAAAAACAAAAAGTTTTCGTTTTGAACTTCCCCGTAGCCAGCGTAGTTTTTACCGATGATCTTAAGATCGGTGGTACTATCAATAGTGCCATCTGCGACTGTTGCTACTACTGCTCCGTTATATTTGTTAATGGTATATGGCATTTTCCGTTATTCCTTATTATGTGTATTTATGCTGTTTTCACTAGTTACACAATGTCTGCTTGATAAATCCACGATGGTCCGTTCTTTTTATATTCTTTAGAAACTCCAGTATCTAAACAATAAACTCTTAAAATAGTATCATCTACATAGTCTTCAGGCATAAAAATCTTAACTAATATTTGTCCCGCTAGTTGCGCTTCAGTTAATGCGCCAATGTTAACACTAAATCCTAATGGTGCTGATCTAACTGTTGTATCAACATATAATTTGTTAGTAGCATCTGTATTACTTGACGGTGTGGCCACGTCTGAAATTCTTTTACTACTAACGCTAACTGTTCCAGCACCCTTTGGTGTTAATACTACATTGCCGTCAGCAATCGTGTTGTTAATAAAACTAATTGTATCGCCGTTAAGGTTAATATTGTCAACTTGTAGTTGATTCAATGTTCCAATACTGTTTAATCCCGGTGCGCTTGTAACAGTATTGCCCAATTCGGTTTGGCTTAATACTGCAAAATTGTTAATTTTATATGTTTTTCCGCTGACAAGATTGATGTTTTCACTAGAATTCCATGCAGTTTCTGTAGAACCCCAAGCAAACGTTTTACTAGTTGCACCTGCAAGACTAATGCCGCCGCCGTTGGCAGTAATATCTGTTGGAGTGTCTACTTTACCTAGTTCAATTAACAAATCTTCAATTTGAACGTTTGTAGTGTTGATAGTAGTAGTTGCACCTTCAACTGTTAAATTCCCACGAATTCTTGCATCACCGTTAACATCTAAAGTAGATGTTGGTAATGATGTATAAATTCCAACATATTCGCTTTGTGCATTAACATAGATGCTTGATTTTAAACTAGTTGAAAGACTTTGCAGTGAAAAATTCTGATTAGGAACGTTTGAATTAATTTGAAAAACGTTATTATCATACTTAAACTCAGTATTTTGATTTGTTCCTAGTATCAATGCAGAAGAATTTAATACTCTAATCGTTCCATTAGATATAGTATAACCGTCAGCTGGATCAACTTGTAGGAAACTTTGAGCATCTTTTAATGTGCCGTCTTCTGCTATAAGCGCATCAGCTTGACTAGCCGGTGCATTAAATTTAAATCCTGGTATATTAGCAACGTTAAATCCAATTTTGATTGGAAGTGATACGCCGGTGTCAACAGGTGTAAGTCCAGAGGTATCAATAACAGTACCGTAACCTGGAATGTCGTCCAATGGTGTAAACTCGCTAGTTGAATTACTAAAAATACCAAGTAAAATTTGACCACAATATAAAAATAAAGTTGTATGATTGATATTATTTGTATCAATAATATCGACAACATTCCAACCTGATATTCCTTGTTGTGCTGTGTACGCTGGGCCTGCTAATAAATTTGCCGAGCCGTCATTAAAATATAACCGTTGTGTAAAACTATCAATCCATATATCGCCAGCGCCAATACTGCTAGGAGCAGTTGGGCTTACTATAGTTCCGCCGCTTACTTTAAATCCTGAACCGTCATATACTTTTAAACGACCTTCTGTAGTATCATACCATAATTGTCCCTGTAAAGGATTGTTTGGTTGTGTACTATTTGAAAAATTTTCTAATATTTTAACAAAATTTTCATTAAACAATTCACCATAACTGGTTGAATTTTTTCCTACTAGTGTTATATCTGTTGTTGTTTGATCAATTGTTCCATCAACAACTTCAGTTAAAACAGATCCATCAGTTTTATTAATAATATAGCTCATTATAGTACACCAGTGAAAATTATGTAGTTGATTGTTGCATACGGATTCATAGCATTAAATGGCTGTCCAGTTGTAGCACTAATCATGTTACCGCTGTTTCTTAATCCTGACCCTGTTCCAGAAGCATTACCTAACCCTGGATCTGCTGCAGGGTCTGCGCCTGCTCCTGGTAAGCCAGCAGCATAGTACTGTGCAAAACCACTATTAAGATTATGTTTATGATCCGGAATATTTCTAACTTCTAAAGTTTTATATTCACCACTATTTGTTCCAGAGCCAAGTGTGTCAGCAACTACGTCAGTAACTCTATTGGCGCTGCCGCCGCCTGCTGGGATTAAAATTGTTGGATCATCTGCAGCTGGAACTGTTCTAGCATTATCCATGTTATCGCGGCCTAATGGAAAACGTCCTCTTAAGTCCGGTAGCGCAAATGTAGCTTTACCAATTAACTGTGCAGGAGTCTTGTAGGAATATCCAACAACTGAGAACAAATCAGAAAAGTCACCAATTTTTAATTCTGAACCATCACAAAACAAATAACCTGCTGGAACTGTTGATCCAGCAAATGGCATAATAGCACCAACTGGAACTGTTGGAATATTTGAAATAAACTTTTGTTTTGAAACTTGTTTTAAACCGCCGCCTGTACCATCTCTATATACTAACATTGTGTCAGTTAAGAAACTATCAGTTGTTACAGTCTTTGATGCAATTAAATCGTTAGTTACTGTAGTTTGGAAAATTTGATATCCCGAAGGACTGCCTGCCTGTGGCAACTGTCCGTCAAACGTAATATCTTCTATGCTAGATAAATCGCCTCTAATACGAAATCTTGTTGGACTTGCTAACTTAGCTGCAGATCCGCTGATGTTTCCTGATAAACTTCCTGTAAATGCACCATTAAATGATCCAACGAATGATTGAGCATAAATGTTTCGAAATCTGCGGGTACTTGTTCCAAGGTCATATAAATCTGTTGCATCGTCTGAACTTGGTTGAATTACTGTTCCTGCTGTTGGATCACCGTTTAAGTCCACGTTAAGAAAGTGTATTCCGCCATTAATACTAAC